TCCATGAGATTCATGTATAACCATCCAACCTTGTATAAACATTGATATTGCAATAATTAATAAAACAAACCAGGGAACTAAAAAAATTAGTTCAGAGTAATTTTGATCCATGGTAGTAGGGGTGGAATCACCCCAACGAGTCTTAGAAGTCCCTCAGCAAATAAAGAAAGAACCACCCAACCGACGCACATACTAATGATAGAAGCATTACGGTTGTGTCGTCGTATTGCAGCATCGATCATCTCCTGAACTTCAGAACGGCTTATGAATTCATCTTGTTCGTGCATCATTTCTCATCTCCAAGATATTTTGCAAGAGGATCTCTTCGTGTTTTAACAATTTCAACTGCTCTTTTATAGAACATATTGTCAGTATTACCAGAAGATTCAAAAGTTGCTTTAATTTTCACCCAGTTCTCATAAGTATGCTGATCCATGGGTTTTGCGCATATTACTATTATATACTAATTGCACAACTTCAAACATCAATAATTGTGTTTAGTTCGTAACACTGTTAAAGAAATTGTTAAGTTCGTAACCATTTAAACGGAAAGGGTGGGATTCGAACCCACGGATGCTTTCACATCGCTAGTTTTCAAGACTAGAGCCTTCAACCACTCGACCACCTTTCCAATAAGTCCTCAACGGATTTCAAAGTCCAAACGCTTTACTTTGCGTTGGCGTCTTGCCTCTTGCCAAGCAATATCTTGTGATGTCAGAAAGTTTTTTTGTTCTTTCTGAGTAGAGTTTACCATAATAACTCTACTTAAGTCAACTGCAGACACGTTATCACCTCTCACAGTCATCATATTTGGACAACCACAGACTTGAATTTTATTTGTGCTTGCAATTTCTTTATTGCAATCTCTACATCTTACGATAATCATTGTTCTTTGTCCTGTTCATTGTAAAAATGATCTTAACATCCATACATTTTTTCCGTGAGATTCAATCAAATCTTCTACAAGATTTGTTGTTCCTCTTGATCCTTGCTCGTCTGCCTCTTCAGCAACTTTTGAAAGTAAACTAACTAGAGTTTCATTATCGGCAAGAAGATCTCCAACCATTCCCATATCATCAAGAGAATTATTTGCCTCTAAGATGTGAGATACTTCGGTAATTCTTGTGAGAGTACTTACTGGTTTGATATTTAAATATCTCATATGTTCGGTGAGACGATCAATCTCCTCAAACATTTCTTCGTATTGTTTTCCAAATACTTTATGAAACTGATAAAACTCCGATCCAACTACATTCCAATGATATACCCAAGTTTTTTGGAATAGCATAAAAAGTGTTGCCTGAGCATCAGAAATTAACTTATAAAGTTTTTCCATTCTACTCTTTTTAGAATATTTATGCAAGTGGGCAATATCGGATTCGAACCAATGACCGTCTGCGTGTAAAGCAGCTGCGCTACCGCTGCGCCAATCGCCCAAATGAGTAGTGAGTGCCCACCACTCGCGGAAGACACTCTCCGCAACGAACGGGGGTGATCAAGTCCCCGACCTAAGTAAACTTAGGATTTAGTGAGTCGGATATGATGATCCCGACTCTTATGGAAGACCCGAATATTTCCAGTCCTTCCAACTCCCCCGGTAGGACTTGAACCTACAACCCCAGTGTTAACAGCACCGTGCTCTGCCAATTGAGCTACAAGGGAATATAAGAAGAAGGAGAGCTCTTGGGCGAACCCGCAGGATCACTTCTCCTATGGAAGATAGGAGACTTGAACTCCTAACCTTTGCCTTGCAAAAGCACTGCTCTACCAATTGAGCTAATCCCCCATTTGGTGGCGGGGGGTGGAGTTGAACCACCTACCTGAAGCTTATGAGACTTCTGTGCAACCGTTACACTTCCCCACGATGATGGATTGAATGTGATACACCTCATAAGGATGTAACAGAGACTCAACCTCTATCAATGTATATAGTACAGTATTGACATTAAAATGTCAAGCGGAGAGAGAGGGATTTGAACCCTCGGTGAAATTACTCCCACACAGACTTTCCAGGTCTGCTCCTTAAGCCACTCGGACACCTCTCCAATATGAACATCATACCATAATTAAGGTAGATGTCAACACTCTCTGCAGGATTTGAACCTGCGACACATCGGTTCGTAGCCGATTGCTCTAGTCCACTGAGCTAAGAGAGCATGGCGAAGGGCCAGAGACTTGAACTCTGAACTTTGGTTTTGGAGACCAAGATGTTACCAATTACACCAACCCGACATGGTATCCGTGAGAGGACTTGAACCTCCAACACCCACCCCCTCAAGGTGGTGCCTCTTCCAATTGGGCTACACGGATATACTGGGGAACTAGGCCTTGAACCTAGATTAACTCCTTCAAAGGGAGGTGTCCTGCCAATTAGACGATTCCCCATTGGAGTTCCAGGTTGGAATTGAACCAACGCATGGAAGTTTTGCAGACTTCCGCCTTACCACTTGGCTACTGGAACTTAAGCCCAATGTCAGATTTGAACTGACGACCTATTGTTTACTAGACAATTGCTCTAGACCACTGAGCTAATCGGGCGGGGTGTCGTATGAGAATTGAACTCATCTCCTCTGTTTCACAAACAGATGCCTTAACCACTAGGCTAACGACACATGGCAGTAGATGGATTTGAACCACCGACCATAGGAATATGAGACCCGTGCTCTGCCAAACTGAGCTATACTGCCATAAAGAAGGATAGTCAGTCCTCCTACCTTTATTCTCCTTGTCGGAATACTTGTCTTTACGGATTGACTAGATCCTAAAACTTTCTTCCTCAGATGGATTAAGGTTCACCAGAGTGGAACCGACAAGATTTGAACTTGTGACCGCTCGGTTATCAGCCGAGTGCTCTACCACTGAGCTACGGTTCCAATATGGGTTGCTGTCTCTTCCCTTTACCTTTCCCCAATTCGCATCCACAAGAGAAGTGGCAGGGGTAATTCCGACTTTTCACCCAATTCTGTCTAGACAGAAAAGGAGTGTTTCTCATATTGGGCAGCAACCCAATGGGAACAATCGGATTTGAACCGATAACACCATGATCTTCAATCATGTGCTCTACCAATTGGAGCTATGTCCCCAAGTCCAGATGAAAGGATTTGAACCTCCGACAACTCCGCCCCAAACGGAGAGCTCTACCAAACTGAGCTACATCTGGATAGTATTCCTGAAGGGATTTGAACCCTCGTTTCCGCCTTGAAAGGGCAGCGTCCTAACCATTAGACGACAGGAACACGCAGAGTAATCTAAAAAATGTTAGATTACCTGGAATATGGAGATAAATCTCCAACGACCCATAGGGGATTTGAACCCCTGATCTCCTCTTGGACAGAGAGGCGCGTTAGACCGCTACGCTAATGGGCCAAGAGCACAATCCACTACCAATGGTATCATTGGGCAGATTATGCAGTGAGAGAGGAGGGAATTGAACCCCCGATGGTTCCGATGTAAAAGTTTTACAGACTTCCGCCACACATATTACCAACAGTAGCCACTCTCCCACGATGGGACATCTCGGATTTGAACCGAGGACTAACCGGTTAAAAGCCGGATACTCTACCGCTGAGTTAATGTCCCAAATAATATGGATAAATATTCAGTTGTCTAGGTTCGGTGTGGTCTCTCGACCACTTGGCTAATGTACCACCGTCAAATCTCTGGGGGGAGGTTGGTGGACACTTAGGAAACTGTCACAGACAACAAAAAAGGGGAGGAAACTTTTGGTTTCTCTCCCCTTCTTTTGCTTTTATGAATTAAACATCTTACATATGTCTATCCATATCCGCAAACAGGGGAGCACCCTCAATATGCCAATAGCGGCAATCGAGAATGGTAAACTGTTTGGGCATTGGGTAAGACATTGTTTTCGACCTAAGTGTTATTATTTATAAGACTTTTTTGTTAAAAAGTCAAGCACCCCTGGTAGGATTTGCACCCACGACCAACGGCTTAGAAGGCCGATGCTCTATCTACTGAGCTACAGGGGCAGATTATCGTATTCCCAATGACAATTAGGACATAATGCCATTAGGTTTTCTTTAGAGTTAATTACACTAATTAGTGTATCTCCTTCAAAAGTTGAAATTCCTTTTTTATGAGCAATCTCGACATGTTTATCATAACCGCATTTTTCGCAAGTGTCAAGTCCAAGTTTTTTAGCAATTAATCTTGCTCGTGTCCTTACCAAAGCATATGCAGAAGACCTATGGTGTTTTTCATAAATTGCCTCAGTGAGAGTCATATCTTTTAATTCTTTGGTTTTTAGCCATTGAAGATAATGCTCTTTACATCTTGCCCTTTTTGCATTAATTGGTTTTCCGCAATCAATGCATTTGTGTTCT